TCTAGTAATCCTTGCTCTAAAAATCTATCAGCAATAGGATGTACAACTCTAGGAATTTTTTCTGGATCTATTTCTTGCTTCTCACCGTTGATACGTTTGTTTATTTCTGCTACAGGTAATGGCAGTTTTGTGTTACCGTACCTAGCTTTATCTTCTGCATCTAATGCATTTATTTTAGATCCTGCAATAGCCGGAACCATGTTATTAATATAACGGCCAGGAACACAGGCAAACCAATAGCCCTGTCCAGGATCGCCATCCACAAAAAGCACTAACACGTTAACACCGACATCTGGAGGCACGAACCACATGCCGTAGCTCTTCTGTGTATCATTGAATCCGTCGATGGTAGAACTAGTACCATCATTCTTGCCCATATATTCAAACCCTGTGTAACCAAAGAAGGGCGGAGCATATTTTACTATATGTAATTGACTGTCATCTCCAGGGTCATTACCTTGATCTTTAAGTAATGTCACTTCCAATGATCCCATGAAAGTTGGATCAAGATGACTGATCACCCTTGCAAGATATATACCTTGGGTGAGACCTCCTGACTTTCCTTCTCCTTCAGCTGAAGGACGACCTAATTCTGCCATGTGTTATCCTTGTCCTAAATCTCTATAATATCTAAAACCTGTTCTAGTCGGTGCTTGATTAGAAGTTGTTCTAGTCGATACTGTGCTTTCTGTTGATGTTGAACTGTTGTTAGAAGCTAGTTGTGTAGTGGGGTTCCCATCATCTATAGGGCTAGTACTCGGAGCTTCCTGTTCTTTAATGTCAATAGCCCCAGCATCGGTAGGAGTTACTGTGCCCGAACGGTCTTCATCAGTTACTTCTGGTCCTTGAGGTCCTGGCATCCTAATACATTTGAGTTTTTGTTTCCATTGTCCATCAGAAAAAGTGTTTTCACACATCACAACTCGGTATATGCCGCCGAACGGACTTTCTTTACCGGCCTGTGAAAAATCATACAATCCAGTTGTTTCATTAATATCGGTCGGAGTTCGAAATGTTAGATAGATGTAAACATTGCCACTTTCATAGTTCATGGTTCCGTCGTTGGTAATTTGGCTGTTAGGTGATGGAGCGTCTGAAAAATAATTAGCTATTCCGCTGTCTACAAGCCAATAAGGATCTCCGAGTATTTCAAGATTTACAGTAACCAAATCAGCACTGTTACCGCTGAGAAAGGCCTGTTGAAAAGTTTCTGCTATGTTCTGTTCTACTGTCTTATCAGAATTACCACCTTTGTAGCCCTTTAACAGTTTAGGATCTCGTTTAGGTCTAGCTCTACCTAATTGAGCCGCCTGTGCGGCCGGTGTGTTACCCTGGCCAACACCTGTAGTAGCATTTGTTCTTTCTGCAGGTTTTTGATCCTGATTAGCAGTTTTAGATCCGCTATTTTCTGATGAGGGATTGGCACCAGTATAGAATAAATTATTGATTTCTATATCAAATCGTGTGACGTCAACATTTTGTCCAGTATAGATATATTGATACTCCTTAACCACTGATTTCATTAATTCATGATATCCCACAGGAGCAGAACTAGGATTAGCAAATATAGATTGATGTATAAAGTAGGGCACTACTCTATAAGTAATTTTTTTAGCGTAATCTCCTATTAACGGGTCATATTCTAAAAGTTCTATCTGTGCATCTAATTTAAACCATTTGATATATCCTTCTGGAGTAGGTTTTTCGTTAATGGCATTAAATGCATATTTAGAACTCAACACTATCTGATTAATAATAGAAGTCAGCGACTGTCCTTGTCCAAATTGAAAAGCTCGTTGCTTAGGATCTATAGTCATCCCATCTCTTTTCACTAATCCTGTTTTTTCATCTATACTGTCTCCAGCCCGTTTAAAAATATTAGCGCCGCCTCTCAATTGATCGAAGCCGAGACTAGACCTTCCTATATCATTAATCGGCAAGTTTGACACATCTGCTTCTACACTAACTCCAGAACCAAACAACTCAATGTCTCCCTCGTTTTCTTCTTCGACAGGATCTATTGTAGCTGAATTTCTCTTTTCTTTTTTTCCTGCAGAAGAATACCAAGTGCTACTGGTTTGAGGGAATTGTATAACATATCTATCAGGATAAACAATACGCTCTGTTTCTTTTAATTTTTGTTCGTTACGATTTAATACCGCTGTCAACCCGTCTGGACTGGTCTGTAAAACTTCAGCTACTACGCCTTGTCCTTTAATATCTCCGGCTATTTTTAAATCGTTATAGGTTGTATTAATAGCATCTGAAAATGCCTGATGATTGTATGGAATGCCTTCTACTTTATAATTAGAACCCGCTTCAGTAACTGTAAATTTCATAGAAACCAACTTCATCACAAAGAATTTTGGTTTGATTGAACTTATAGGTACTCCCAGTTCGTCGAACCCTTTGATATCCATTCTTAGAACATACGGACAGTTGTCAAGGTAACTGAGATATCCAGCCTTTATTGCAGCATTCTGCATGCTCTGTAACAACAGTCCCATAGATTGAGGTTCTATAATTTCAAAACTAAATTTTATGGCATTACTGTTTCCAGTTTTTTCATTGGCTCCGATAATGCTGTTCATAACAAAATTATTAATAAAATATTCCGGAGCTCCGAATAAGGTGTTCACACGTTGGTCATCAAATCTTCCACCGGAACTAAACACAACATTTTTTAATTCACTGGTACTATTTCTATATGATGCTGGATCATTAAACTGCTGAGGAGTCAATGCGGCCAGCGTCCATAATATGGTGCTGGTGGCAAACTCTTCCATAGGATTAGGAGTTAAAGATGGTAAATTTTTTGTTGCAGCTGAAGATAATTTTTTTGGATCAGCTGCTATACTGCTTTTACCGTCCTGAATAGGATTAGTCGCTCTGGCAATCAAATTTTCTGTGGTGCGAAACACTGAATTTATATTAAAGCCAGCAGCAGTATCAAACGGGATTACAGAAGTTCCGTCTGGTTTTTTAATTTCTAAAATTCTTCCTAGTTCTCTTAACGCCATATCACACTCCTAGAAACTTTGATAGATTACTTTTCTTAGGCAGATATATGGCTGTGCCTGGTCTGAAATCGTAGATAGGATCTTTTATCACTGACATATTTCTTTGCACAAATACCCACCATAATTTAGGATCCCCGTAAAGATCATAGGCTAATAAATCCGGTCTGTTACGATATTGATTTTCAATCACATATCTAACATCGTCTGCTTCAGAAGGCACTGGACGAATATCTAACAGTTCCAGATAAAAATTATTTTGTTGGGTGTTGGCCCACGGACTTGCTTTAGAATATTTTGCCATTAGATATATCCTACTCGACCTTTTTCTCCTGCAAGACTACCACGTGAATAATCTTGGAGACTGAATTTGCGCATTCTAGCTCTGGTATATACTGGCGATACTGTTACTGAAATCGTGCTGAGAACCGGTACCCATGTAGTAGATCCAAATTCTTCACATTTAACATAATTAACATCATCCTTGAGGTCTACTGAAAAACTTTTTATAATCACTGGTGTATTGTTAAACACACTGGCTCCATAGCCTTTGAGAATACAAATAATCGGAGGATTACCAGCTAGTTCTCCTTGACCGAAAAACATTTTAGTTGCTGTTTTGAAAAAGGTAGTAGCAGCTATCCAATATGCCGCATCGCTGGCTGTTTCGCACGAAAACTCTCCAGAGATCTGTATGTCATCTACCATGCTGCCTTTATAGGCATAGTTGGTGTAATTATTGTGTGTTGTATTAATTGGTGTATACTCTGCCTTGGTAGCCACTGTGATACTAGGTAGGTATGGCCATACCACTCCGCCTGTGAGTTTTAATCTTTCAAAGATAGGACTATCAAAAATATTCCATTGACAATCTATTCTTACACGCCAATCATTTTTCGAAGAAACATTTAATTTTATCGGTTCTCCGTTTTTACTAAACACATCTGCTCCCTTTGGAAGATTGGCTCCTCTCTTTAAGCTAAGTATATTGTTAAGCATACCGGCTGCTGCACTAATTTGTCCTGCAGCTTTCAGCAGACCCCCAGCAAGGCTGCCGCCTGTTAATTTGTTTATAGTACCGGAGATATCTGCCGCAATGTTACTGGTTGAGCCTGCCGCTGATTGCAATGAACCTATTGCACCACTTAATTTACTTTTAGCAGCATCAGCAAATCCTCCAAGCCCTGTTTCAGCACCCGAGGCACCTAAAGATGCCTGCAACTGGGAGATTCCTTGTTTTACATTACCGGTAAATCCGTTAAGGCCCGATCCTATCTCTCCAGATGCTTTAGAAATCTTGTCGTCTAATTCAGCTTTGGCCTGTGCAAAATTTCCAGGTAATTGGGCCGCGTCAGCTTCCTGGGTTTGTTGTATTCTAGAAGAAACTCCTGCTACTAGACTTGCGAAAGGATTAACCGGAGGACCACTGGAACTGTTGCCAAATCCAAATGATGCAGTCAATGATTCATTGAGCTTGCGGTTGTTAGCCACCTGTTGTGCAGTGATGCCCTCAGGATCACCGCTGGCAGAGTTGATTCTTGCGGCTTCTTCTGCAGGGGTTTCAGGATAGGTTTTTCTCGCCATTTTGAACAGATTTCCTTGTTATAGACTATTTATTATTAGAAAAATGTGCTATTATATTACTAACCACGGAGAATTATAATCAATGACAGTGCCCAAGATCAAGTACTTGACTAACAAAGACCTACTGAAAGAAATACACCTTAGCAAAAACACCTATTGCAGTTATACTAAACCAGAATACGGATTCTACGATCTCATAGTACCAAGTCTGGCAAAAATCAACATAAGAACCATAGCAGAAGCCAAAAGAAACTGTGCAGCTAGGCAAAGCAAACAGGCACACGAAGCAGCGGTAATAGCTGGAGGTAAAAAACTTCCCGCCAAAGAGTTTGAAGTAGACTACAAAAAAATACGCAAGGAAGATCTGATATTTCGTGTGATGACTTTTGAACACATACCACTCGCACCGGGCCGCAAAAAGACTTTGAAAAACACCGCAGACAGTCACGACAAAGTAAATTTTCCTCCATTCCAACACTGGAAATTTGACGACAAAGGCAACATCAGTTGTGTGGGCAAGAGCCACTGGAAAGGCGATCTCGAGCGCGGAGAATTCTCCAAAGATCATGGACAAATGACCAACGATCTGGCTCGCATGTTTATCAAGCTCTGTGAAAGATACGCCACCAGGGGCAACGTCCGAGGCTATACCTACAATGACGAAATGCGTGGGCAGGCTATCCTACAGCTCACACAGATAGGACTACAGTTCGATGAATCCAAATCCGATAATCCTTTTGCTTATTATACCGCTGCTGTTACTAATTCATTCGTGCGAATCATCAATATCGAGAAGCGTAATCAAAACATACGAGACGACATTCTAGAAATGAACGGAATGAACCCAAGCTGGACGAGACAGAACGCAGGCGGCAGTGTGCCTGGCCCTGCCATAGTCACTACCACTGTGGATAACACAGGCAGTGATTGGGATTGATTTTTTATCATAAAGGCAGCATAATAAATCTATGAGTCTATTTAAAAAAGTCGCTTGTTTCACGGACATACACTTTGGTCTCAAAGGCGGTTCAAGAACACACAACACTGACTGTGAACAGTTTGTGGATTGGTTCTGCGACACTGCTCAGGCCAACGGCTGTGAAACTGCTGTATTCCTCGGAGATTGGCATCACAATCGCAGTACCACTGATGTCAGTACCATGAACTATACCGTGAGCAATCTTGAGCGGTTGAATGCTTCGTTTGAAAAGGTATTTTTCATACTAGGCAATCATGATCTGTTCTACAAAGACAAACGTGAAATCAACAGTATTGAATTCATGCGTCTGTTTCCTAACATCATTCCTATCAAAGATCCACTGACCATGGAAGATGTAACCATACTGCCTTGGTTAGTAGGCGATGAGTGGCGAGATATTCCTAAAATCAAAAGCAAATATATTTTCGGTCATTTCGAACTGCCTAGTTTTTACATGAACGCCATGGTGCAGATGCCGGACCACGGACAGTTGCAACGCGGTCATTTCCAACATCAAGACTATGTGTTCTCGGGACACTTCCACAAACGCCAGCAGAGCAACAACATCGTTTACATAGGTAATGCATTTCCTCACAACTATGCAGATGCCGGCGACGACGATCGTGGCATGATGATTCTAGAATGGGGTGGTAAACCTGAATACATAACTTGGCCGGATCAACCCATATATAGAACCTACAAACTGAGTCAGATCATCGACACCCCAGAAAAACTGCTGCGGCCTAAGATGCACTGTCGCGTGACCATTGATTTACCTATCACATTCGAAGAAGCTAACTTTATCAAAGAAAAGTTCATGCCCGAATATGAGCTCAGAGAACTGATGCTGATACCTGAAAAGGTAGAAGTCGACGCTACTTCTGCACCAATCGACATCAATTTTGAAAGTGTAGATACCATAGTGATGAATCAGATCAATGCCATTGACAGCGACACCTTTGACAAGAGCCTGCTGTTGGAGATATACAACGACCTATGATTAAAATCAAGAATCTAACCGTGCGTAACTTCATGAGCGTGGGCGCACAGACCCAGGCTATCGACTTTGATCGCGGTCAGCTCACACTGGTCTTAGGTGAAAACTTGGATCTAGGAGGTGACGACTCTGGTGCAAGAAATGGCACAGGCAAAACCACCATCATCAATGGTCTCAGCTACGGCATCTATGGTCAAGCCTTGACCAATATCAAACGTGATAATCTAATCAATAAGATCAACGGCAAGGGCATGCTGGTCACTGTGACCTTTGATGTAGACGGTGTTGAATATCACATCGAACGGGGTCGCAAACCCAACATACTGAAATTCAGTGTCAATGGTGAGGAACAGCAGCTCACAGATCTAGACGAATCGCAAGGCGACAGCAGAGAAACACAGAAAAGCATCGAAGAAAGATTCTGCATGAGCCACGACATGTTCAAGCATCTAGTGGCCTTAAACACCTATACAGAACCGTTCTTGGCACAGAAGGCAGCAGAACAACGTGCTATCATCGAACAGTTGTTAGGTATCACACTGTTAAGTGAAAAAGCAGATGCTCTCAAGGAACAGATCAAGCTGACCAAAGACAGTATCAGCACTGAAACTACTCGTGTGGAAACTGTTAAAGCCAGCAACGAGCGCATACAGCAGAGCATCACTGCCCTAGAGCGTAAGCAGAACATGTGGGAAGAAGCCAAAGAAAAAAATCTCGAAAATATTCTCAAGAGCATCGATCATCTAAGTCACATCGACATCGAACAAGAAGTAGCTGCACACAAGGCTCTGGCTGTTTATAATCAACTGCGCAAAGACATCAACGAAGTCACTGCTCAATTAAATCGAGCTAGGCTAGATCAGAGCAGAGAAGAAAAACTGCGTGATCGATTAGCAGCTGAAATCGCTACTCTAGAACGACATCTCTGTCATGCCTGTGGTCAGGAGTTCCACGATGCCAAGCACGACGAAGTCATGGCAGCTAAACGCAAGGATCATGCCGCTGCCTGTGCAGAATATGATCTACAGACTGCGAACATCTCGGCCTATGAATCAGCACTAGTAGATCTTGGTGCACTAGGCGATTGTCCAACGGTGCAGTATGATACCTTGGAAGAGGCATTGAATCACAAGAACACATTAACCAGTCTAGAAAAAGATCTCGAGATCAAAGCCGCAGACGAAAATCCCTATGATGAACAGATCATCGAGCTCAAGGCCACTGCGGTGCAGGAGATCGATTGGAACTACATGAACGAACTGGTGCGTGTCAAAGACCATCAGGAGTTTCTGTACAAATTGCTCACAAACAAGGATTCTTTCGTGCGCAAACGCATCATTGATCAGAATCTCGCATTCCTCAATCAACGTCTTACCTATTATCTGGACAAAATTGGCCTACCACACACTGTGGAATTCCAAAATGATCTCACTGTGATCATCACCCAGCTGGGACAGGATCTAGACTTTGATAATTTGAGTCGCGGTGAACGCAATAGATTGATACTTTCTCTGAGCTGGGCGTTCCGTGATGTATGGGAGAATCTCTATCACAGCATCAATCTCTTATTCATCGACGAATTAGTAGATTCGGGCATGGATGCTTCGGGTGTAGAATCCAGTATCGCTGTGTTGAAACGCATGACCCGCGAACGTGACAAGAATGTGTTCCTAATTTCGCACAGAGATGATCTAACCAGTCGTGTGAATCATGTGCTGAAAGTGATCAAAGAAAATGGATTTACAAGTTATTCCAACGACGTGGAGATCATTGAGTGAGCACGGACAGTCACGATTCAATGATCGCTGCTTTCCAAGAATATTTTAAATGGCAGAATCGTTTTGAGTACAAGAATTCAGACGAAGCAGGCATCAAGGCACGATATTGGCTATCAGAAATACGCAATTACGCATCAACTAGGCGCATGGAAATACAGGCAAAAAGACTAGAACGCAAAAAATCCAGAAAAGGCCAACTAGGCAGGCCCCCGAAACTAACTAAATGAGTGCAATGGACTTATCAAAATCAACCAGTAGAAGAAATACCTGAAGGCTACATTGGCTTTGTTTATATCATCACGAATCTCAAGACCGGACAGAAATACATAGGCAAGAAACTTGCTCAATTTAAAAAGACCAAACCCCCACTCAAAGGCAAACGACTTAAAAGAAGATCAGTAGTAGAAAGCGATTGGCGCGAATATTACGGTTCATCGGATAGGTTAAACGCAGACGTCCAAGCACTAGGTCCGGAAAACTTCACAAGAGAAATACTTTATCTTTGCAAATCCAAGGCAGAAATGTCATATCTAGAGGCACGAGAACAGTTTGAACGCAGGGTTTTAGAATCAGATGACTATTATAATGGCATTATAAACGTCAGAGTTGGCGGTTCAAACATACTTAGGCAGCGTCTTTTAGAACAATCTCAGGCAAAATAAAGCGGTTTTAGAGCTCGCGCAGGCCAATTTCTTGCGCCCTTATACCTGGATCACGGATCGCAGGGACGGAATTCCATGCCGCAATGGTACTCAGCAACTATCCTTGACCGGACGTTGATCGCGAAGCGCCGCGGTTTTGCTGTTTCAAAAATTTCAAAGGCCAAAATGAGGGGAGAAAAACCCCACATGTGTGAGTTTGTTAGCGTAGATTCACACATCGCCGTCATATAAAGACTGAGCTCGAGG